CGAGCCCCTCGTCGAGGAACGTGAACGGCCGGCCCTCGCGGATGCGCCTGCGGATCATGCGCCGCGCCTTGACGAGCCTTTGGCGCATGTCGTTCACGCTGCCGTCGGCGTATTCGCTCTCCTCGTCGAGGAACGAGGCGGAGTTCTGCCCCCACCGGTTGTAGGAGACCGGCCATTCGGCCGCGCCGCCCGCGTCCCCGACGCGGGGCAGGGACAGGGCCACCCGGCGCAGCCGTCCGTCCGCCTCGAGCCTGGGCCGCCTGCCGGTCAGCTCGAGGATGTCGGCCTGCACGGGGAACAGGCACCGCTGGATCCTCGTATCCGGCCACGTGGCCTTCGCGGCCTTGAGGACGCCGCCCCCGCCGTCGCACACGAGCACGTCGGGCGGCGCGATGCGCGCCAGCAGGCACTGCCATGCCGCCGCTTTCTCGCTTTTGGCGACGTGCCAGCCGATCACGTGCCCGCCGGCCACCGCGATCAGGACCACCGCGCCGCGGTGCAGGTGGATGCCGTCCGCATGCACCACATGATGCACCTCGTCCGCCAGGGGCACGGGCGGCCACAGGCCCCACATGAGCTCGCACCGGCGGCGCAGCGCGCGTGCCGGCAGCCGGTGCTCGGCCTGCGATTGTTTCGAGAACAGCCAATCCGGACCGCACCGCAGATCACGGGCGCTGTTGTCGCGCGACTGGGTGCGTGAGCTCCCGCAGCCGGCGTTCCGGCACCGCCACCTGATCCGTCCCGAGCTCGTCCTTCCGTTCCGCTTCATCGGCTCGCCGCACACGGCGCAACAAGGTGTGTTCATCCACCCAATCTGCCACGCCAACTCGAAAGTCACTCAACCGTTGTGCCGCAAGGCCTGACCGGCCATTCCGGACACACATTCCGGCCGACCTCGAGTTCCCCGCCCATACAACTCGAACAGGAGGAACGCCCACTGCCACAAAGGAACACAAGCCAAAACGGACACACATTTTGGCCTATAACCCGGCTTTTGAACATATGTTGCGCATTGTGGATAACTATCAGGTAAACGTTCGGTCAACCGCATGAGGTGGATAACTCGGCGGAAGAGTTATCCACAACTCGCCGGCAAACGGCAAGCTCGGACCACATAGGTCGAAAAACCGGCTGTAACGAATGAAAATCTGCCATGATCGTGGCCTACCCGCACACAGTGCAGTATGCGGGGAAACGTACCAGGAAAGGACGAATGATGATAACGACATGGCGGCAACGGGGCATGGCCATCGTAGCGATGCTGACCGGTCTGATAATAATGGTGGGAGTGGTGTTCGGCTCGGCGAATACGGCGTATGCCGCGACGTTGACGCCCGCCGACGAAAGATATCACGTGGCGTTTCCATACAACGATACGGAATATTACGTCGGTGTCGCGGGGCTGGACGCTTCGGGCAACAAGTACTACTGCATCGAAGCGGGGAAACTGAGCGACTATGTGATAGGCCCCACCACGGTGCTTGCCTCCGATGAGAACGCCCGGCGTATGGCATGGATCCTTGACCGGTACCGCGACACGGATGCCACCACCCATGCGGCGATCGGCATCATCGTGCAGGATCACTTCGGGCGCGATCGGGACGAGTGGGCGAGACAGATGGCGGTCATTCAAGGCCGGTACCCCGAGATCGTGGCGAAGGCGGTCCGGATATGGGATCAATCGGCCGGCAAGACGCCTGCGGGCACGACGGTGGAACGCACCGATGCCGAGGCTTTGCGCAGCGGTTCCATCTCGGTGAAAGTGGTGAACCGCGCCGGTGACGCGATCGCGGGAGTGCCGTTCACCGTCACCTTGCAGGGGGCGGCGCGGTTCGTCCAAGGCGGCAACACGTTCTCGGGGGTGTCGACGAGCGCCGGGTCCTCGATCGCGTGGGAGGCGACCGGCGCCGGCGAGGTGACGGCGAACACCACATACGAGTATGGGCGGATGCACGTCATGGACAGCACTCAGGACATGCTGGCCTTTGACTCGATGGCTTCCACTGGCGGCGCGTCGACGACATTTCGGGTGCGTAAGGATTTTGTTCCGGCGGTATCCACCAAGGTCTCCGAGAAGGTGCTTGATGTGGCTTCTCCGGTGTTCGATGACGTGACCAGTGGCGTGGCGGATGCGAACAGTTATTGGGTGCCCGATTTGGAATTGCAGGTCCGCGGATACTATTTCGATGGTCTTGATACGGGCGATGTGGGCAATGTCATTACGCCGAATGTACAAGAGAGCGCCGATGCTTTTCTTGCGCGATTGGCGACTTTGGGTTATGAGCCGGTGGCCTATGGCAAGGCCTCTTTCACCGGGGTGGGGCAGCAGGTACGTGTGCAGGCCATGACCAAGCCGGATGACGGTGCCGCTTACCGGACCAAGCAGAATAGCGGTTTTGGCACATGGGTATGGGTGTTTAGGCGGTCCGAGCAGAGCAAACAGGCGCAGGAATACCTTATCGGCGACTGGATAAGTCCGTTTATGGAGGCTACGGAAAGCAATACAAGTCGCAGGAAGCTAGAAGTCATGTCGACGGTCACCGAGCATTCGGCGGATATCGGTGCCGAGCTCAGCGACACCATTACCGTATCGGGGTTCCCTGCGGATCATGGCCAGTATGCCGGCAACGAAGAGTATGAGTTCGCGGCGGATCGGCCGTATGCGACGGTGAGCGTATGGCGGTCCGGCGATCCCGACAGTCCTTCCAATGATGATGCATATAAGCCGTCCGGAGCCGACGTTCCCGAGGAAGACGATAACCATCAGTTATTGGTGACGTGGGAAGTTCCCGCGGTGAACGGCACGTTCAGAATCGGCGCTGGATCGTTGGATGCGCATGGCGCTCCTATGTATCTCACTGCGGAGCGTCATGGCTGGTATGTGTTTGTTTGGACATTTGCGGGGGATGGTCGCGTTTCGCCGGCATCCAGCCGATACGACGATGCTTGGGAACGGGTGCGTGTGCTCGAGCCGTGTGAGCCGGAGGAACCTTGTGAACCGGAGGAACCTGAGGAACCATGTGAACCGGGGGATTCGGATGAGCCGTGTGAGCCGGAAGAGCCGGAGACCCCGGATGAACCCGAGGATCCAGAAACACCGGAAGAGACTGCGGGGCCCAGTCCCGAATCTTCATTGCCCATTACGGGTGGCGATGTGGCGGTTGCGTCGGTCCTGGCCGCAACAGCCCTTGCAGTAGGACTCGTGTTGCTGATTATTGTTCGACGCCGTCAGTTGTAGCAGTAATGCGGGCCGGGTCTTGCCAGCTAATTAGGCCATGGTTCCCATAGTTTTTGGCTCGTTGATTGCTGAGAAAACAAAAAAGGTCGGAACCCGATCGGGTTCCGACCTTTTCATGTTGGTAGCGGGGCATGGATTTGAACCATGGACCTCTGGGGCTAAACCACCTTGGATATATCCCGATTACTGGGCGCTGGTTGACTAGCTGCGCATGGTGGTAGCGTGCGGCCATGGCGAAGAAAATGGTTATGCCCGTTGCGTGGGCGCAAGATGTTGATTGCTGGTTGGAGACGTTGAAGGCCGCTGGTTTCAGCGACGACACGGTGAGGTCGCGCCGGTACAAGATAGCGCGGTTGTGCCGTGAGCTGCCAAGCCCGATGGAGACAACCGGTGAGCAGATAACGCGGGTTTTCGCGGCGCATGATTGGAAACCCGAGACGCGCAAGGGCTATCGCAACACGATAGCCGGGTTCTACCGCTGGTTCTATGAGACGGGTCGGCGTGGTGACAATCCCACGGCGAAGGTGCCGAAGGTGAAGAAGCCACAGGCGCACCCCCACCCTTGCCCTGACAAGTACATACTCATGGCGTTGGGGAAGGCCACCGAAGAGGAACGCCGCATGATACGGCTCGCCGCCGAATGCGGTTTGCGTCGTTCCGAGATTGCCGCCGTGAACAGTGATGATGTGATGGACGATTTGCTGGGCAAGTCGCTTATCGTGCGGGGCAAGGGCGACAAGCAGCGCATAGTGCCGTGCCCTGACGATTTGGCCGCTGAGATACAAGCGTGCGGCGGCTACCTGTTCCCCGGCAGATGGTCGGGACACGTCGAAGCGTCTTACGTGGGCAAGCACATTACACGGCTGCTGCCTGATGGCTGGTCGGCCCACTCGCTACGGCACCGGTACGCCACCAGAACCTATGAGTCAACACATGACCTGTACTTGGTGAGCAAACTGCTGGGCCATTCCTCGGTCGAGACAACACAAATCTACGTTGCGATGCCTGACAGCCGGTTACGCGCCGGCATGTCCGCCGTCACTCTGCAAGCCTGATAAGATTCTGACAACCCAAAGAAGGATTAACCATGAAAAAGATTATCGCAGCAGCCGTCACCGTTACCACCGTGTTGTCGTTGGCCGCTTGCGGCGGCAATACAGCCGTCGATAAGTCCGATTGTCTGGACGTGCCGCAAGACGTGCTGAATGTCGTGGCTTCAGGCAGCGACAGCAGCGGTTTAAAGCCCGAGACCGGCAAGGCCGTGAAGGGCGACACCGAAGGCACCTATTGGCTTGCCATGAAGTTCACCGCCGATGGTTTCAACGGTGATACCGAGACCGGTATATGGCTGGTGTCCGGTCTTGATGCCGCCAGCGCCGCGCCGGTCATGTCGGTTGACGGTTTCGCCAAGCAATTCACGCACTGGCCCACGCAAATCAACGGTACCGAGCTGAACGGCACCGAAGAGAAGGCGAAGGCCGCTGCCGCGTGTCTGGCCTGATATGCAACAGCCCCCCCACATTGTGTGGGGGCTGTTGCATCATTGCGCGTGCTTGGCGCGTGATTTCGGGGTGATTGGGTTGTCTTTCCACCATGCCCAGAGCGCGGCTCCCACGTTGAAGAGCAGCGCGACTAGCTGGTTCACGGTTTCGTCCGCAATCGGTATGGTGTCCACGCCGAACATGACAAGCGCCGCGTTGACAAGTCCCAAGAGAAGCACAATGAAGCGGGCGATTGTGGCCGCGCTGATGCCGGGCGTGCGCGGGTCGCCGCCTTCCACCTGTTCCTCGTTATCCATGGTTTAGCCTTCCTTCTCGGTCTTGCTGGTCGCGGTCACGTTGATTTCGAGCGCGTCCAGTTTCGCTTTCACGGCGGTTTCAACGGTTTTGGCGATATCGGCGGGGTTGCTGCCGAGCGCCTTGGAGAGCGCTTCAATCGCCGCCGCCTGAGCGGTGATTGTCGCGGTCATCTCACGCACGCGCTTGTCGATGTAGCACACGCGCGTGTAGATGTCGCCTCTGCTGCCGTCCTTGGTGCCGCCGTCGTCCGTGCGGGTGAGGATTCGGTAGAGCGCGGCGGTGTCGTGATGTACCCAACTGAGCCTCACCCATGCGGGTAGGTTGTTCTTGCCGCTTGTGGCGTTCTCGCCAAGTCCGTAGTTCCAAACGTCTCCGGCGCTGGTCATGTCGTTTCCTTCCAGTATTTCGTTTGCCTTGTTGATTACGTAGATGTAGTTCAGCCCGTTCGGCGCGAGGTCCGGGCATGTGGTGTGGTCGCTGCCGGGAATCTCCCGGTGTAGGAACACGTTCACGCCGTGTATGAGCTTCGGCCAGCCGTATCGGCGGGCGATGTCCGCGCACAGTCGCGCCGAAGCGTCATGGCAAGCCTGAGTACAGGGTATGAAGTCCATTCCGCCCTGATGCTCGATACTGATGGTCTGACAGTTGCTAGCATGGTTGCTGTCGGTCCACGGCGCATCCGTTTCGGCTACGTACTGGTGTATCTCGCCGTTGCCGCCGATGCCGTAGGTGCTTGAGGCTTGCCGCGCGCTGTTCTGAAACACGCTATCGGTGCCGGCCAAGTACCCGGCCATGATGTGCAAGGTGATGCGCGTCACCTTGTAGCCCAAGCGGCCGTTGTAGTGGTTCGGGCTTCCTATCCACTTGACGCCATTCATGTGTCTCCTTTCGTTAGTCGTCGTGCTTGAAGAGGTCTTCGGGGGGGCCGGGCGGCGGCGGGCCTAGGCCCTTATAGATGTGGTCCACTAGGGCGCGGTTCCATTGCCATAGGCGTTGGTTGTCGGCTTGCATCTCTTGCGCCAACTGGTATGCCTCAAGCCGGTTTTTGGCGGCGGCGTACAGGTTCGACGCAAGAGCGCCGCCGATGGCACTGATAAGGCCGACTAGCGCGATAATCACGTCGTCGCTCATACGAGGCTCATTTTGCGGGTGCCGAACACCTGAGTGATTGTGAGGCAGTCGCCCGTGTGGGCCGCGTTGCTGTTCGCCGCGTTCACCTCGCCCGTCTGATAGTCGCTATTTGTGTTTCTCTTCCATGTGTTGATGTTCTTGTTGTCAATCTTGTAGCAGCGGTTTTTCACGTAGAAGTCGGCGGGCGCGACGTAAATCGACGTGGTGAGCGCCACCACCTTGCCGTTCGGGCGGGCCACGTCCATCGAGCCGTAGACGCCGTCGTTGGACTTGAAACAGATGGTCAGTTTCTCAAAATTCGCGGCCGATTCACTCAAGGTAATTGGGCCTTGGAACACGTTGGCGTCGTTGTCGAATAAAACCACGTAGTTGGCCTTGATGTTGGCCAACAGGGTTTCAAGCGATGCGACGCGGGCGGTGAGGCCGTTTTGGTCGCCGCCGCCATAGTCGAACTTGGCTAGCACGCCCTCGATGCCTTCGGCCTGTTGCTGAAGAATATCGGGGAGATTCCTTATCGGCTCGTTGTCTTCGGGGTACGGGAAACGGTATTTTTCCGTGGTTCCTACTGTCATGGTTCCTCACCTATTTTCGATACGTAGCGCAAAGCGCCAAGTTTCCAATTGCAGTCAGCGAATGTGGCCGTGCTGGTCATGGCCTTCATCTGGGCGCATGTAGGCGTGCCCGTCTTGGTGTTGACGGCGGGGAAAAGCCGCGCCTTATGCGTCCAGTGGCTTTTGCGGTTGGTCACGTCGTATGTGAGCGTGCCGCCGATTTTCGCCCATGGCCCGTATGTGGCCGGTGCCGAACGCTCGAATTTCGAGCCGATGAACACCATGACCGTTGGGCGGCAGTACATGAAAAGCTGGTTGAGCCTGTCGCCCCTGAACGTGACTTCGGGGAGCCGCAAACGCCGGTTGCTTTCCCTGATGGTGTTCATGGCAAGCGTGAAGTCGATTTTTCCGGGGTCGCTGTCCGCCTGATTGTCGTACTGAGTCCAATTGGCCTCGATGCTCAGGCATGTATCACCCTCACGCGCCGACTGTTCGACCTGAACGGAACGGCTACCGTCCTGATTGAACTCAACCGTCTTGTAGCCGCTGCCGTTGCCTCGGTGCGAATATTTGAACTCAAGCTGCGTGTAGTATTCGTCAGCCGCGCTCAACGACGGTTCGGGGTCGATAATCACGTCTCCAGCGTCCGCATAACGACAGTCAACAGTTATGTCGGTGTTGTCGTCGCCCGTGCGGATACGCGGGCCGGTCAGCACGGTGTCAATCGTCCATCGAAGATACAGCGCCTCGAAAGACGGTATTTTCTTCGGGTCGGCGCCTTGATACGAGATGTAGGCTGTGCGGTCAATCTCGAACTGGTATTTGCTGTTGACCTGTCGTGTCCGGCAGCTTTGCGCCCAGTCGATGAAGCACTTGCGCTGTTCCGCGCTGAATGGCGTGGGGAAAATACTCCACGGCCACCAGTAGTTTTGCACGCCGTCGTAGTACAGCCACTTCCGCACCGTTTCGGCCGTCTGCCCTTGCATCCACCATTGCCAGCCGCGTGCCAAGTTCGCAGAGGTGTTCGTGTTCGGCCCCTTTCGGCAATCGGTCTTGAGAATATAGATTCTGTCCGATGCCGTCACGCTCAACCGGTTTCGTCCGCCGTCATGGTCGAGAATCTGCACGTCGGTAACGTAGCCGTCGAACAGGCAGAAGTTCACCGGTGTGGCGGTGTCTCCCCAATCTGGCGAAATGGTGAGCCTGTGGCCCATGAGCAAATCGCCCGACTTACTGAAACGGTCTGCTTGGTCGATAAGCGTGATTTTCAGCACGTTCGGCGTGATATCGTCCCACGGGTTCGACACGCCCCAAGTGATAGTGAAGGGGCTTAACGCCACGAGGTCGGCGCTGCCGTCCGATTGCAAAGGCAAGGGCGATAGGTCAAGATACACATGGCATGTCTCGGGCAAGGGGTTCGCGCTGCTCATAACGCCAGCTCCTTGCCGCGCACGCGCGCCCAACGGTCGAGACTGCTGACGATTTCACCGGCCACCTTGTCGTTGTCAAGGTTGCCGTGAGCGTCCACGCTGATATTCACGTTCACCGTCGCGGGGCGCGCGGTGTCGGCACGGTTGGCGGGGGCAACAATGGCGCGGACGAGATTGACGGTAGGCGCTGTGTACGTGGTCGGCTCCAATGGCGTGATTGCGCGGCTCATGGCGTACTGGCGTACCGGCAGCGCGTAGGCGGCGGCTTGCGTGCTGTAGCTCTGGGCGCTCAAACCGCTTGCCTCACTCTTGGCACCGGTAATCTTGCCCCACAAGTCCGAAACCCACTTGAACGCGCCCTTGATTGCCCCAACGATGCTGTCGAACACGCCCAGCACCTTGTCTTTCAATCCGGTGAAGAAGCCGATAATACGGTTGATGGCGTCTTGGGCGGGGCCGGGCAGTGCGTTGAACATCTGCTGACCGGCCTGTTTCATGCCGTCGAAATTCAACGTGAACATGCTCAGCAGCAGCTTGAAATAGCCGCCCAGAAAGTCGGCCACCGGCTGGAACGCCTGACCTATCGCGTTCCAAGTGTCGATGCCCCACTGCTTCAGGCTGGCACCGATACCGGCAAGCCACCCCATGAAGGCGTTCCACTTGTCCGCTATCCACTGCGCCGCCGCCGCTCCAGCGGCCTTCACGCTGTCCCAGTTCATCACCAGCAGCGCGATTACCGCGACAACCGCCAGAATCACGGCAATGACCGGCAGAAAAGCGAGATTCACCGAGCCTTGCGCGATTGCCACGATGGTAGCCACGGCGCTGTACGCGGTCATGGCCGCGTTCAACGTGATGATAACCGCCGCAACCGCCGCTATGACACCGATAAGCGGCACCAGCCACGAGGTGTTCTGCTGCACCCAAGTGGCGAACTCGGCAAGTTTCGCCGCCACCTGTGTGAGAATCGGCAACAATGCCTCGCCAAGAGTGGCCTTGGTGTTCTCGAACGCCGCCGCCATGCGCTGCTGCTGGCCCTGTAGGGTGTCGGACTCACGCGCGAAGTTGCCCGTGGCCTTGCCGCTCTGCGCGGTGATTGCGGCCAGCGTGGCTTGCATCTTGGCGTTACGGTCGCCCGACTTGTACAGGTCACCCAAGCCCATCGAAGCCGCTTGGGCCTTCAACGTAGCATCGTTAAGAGAGATGCCGTATTTCTCGATTGGGTCCATTTCGCCCTTGAGCGCGGCGCTGAGCGCGTCCACAGCGTCGGCGGTGGTGCCGCCGAACATAGAAGACAAGTCGGCGCCAAGGGTGATAAGCTCGTTGGTCTTGTCGGCCGATTCGTCCACGCTCATGCCGAAGTTCTGAAGCTGGGAGCCAACCAGCGTGGCGAACTCGTTGTACTCGTTCTTGCTGAGGCCCACGGCCTGTGCCGCGTTGTCGCTCCACTGCTTCATCTTTCCGGCGCTGGATTCGAACACGGTTTCGACGCCGCCCACCGACTGCTGAAGGTCGGCGGCAGCGTCAACGCACACCTTCGCGCCCGCGCCGATGGCGGCGAGCGAAGCGCCAGCCGCAACCGAAGCCTTGTTCAATCCTTCCTTGAAGGTCATAGACGCGGCCTTGGCCTTGTCCATGGCGGCCACGGCGCTTGTCGCGTCACCGATGATTCGGATGGCCAACACGGCTGATTTCATGTCTCACCTCACCTCACCTCGTTCTGCGTCGAATGTCTTCGGTTTCCTCGGCCTCTTGCCGCAAGAGGCTTACACAGGTGCCCCAGTCGGCCTCTTGCGGCTGTGATTCACGCCGCCATGCCCACGGCGTGCCGCCGAAACGCGCCGCCAGTACACAGCTCAGTTCACCGAAGCCGCCGCCGTCCCACCGGTCGCACCGGTCGAAAAACCCGGCGCGTCCGCCATGTCGCCGGAAGAGACCGGCACGGGGCCGTTCATGGTTTCGGCCTGTTCCTCGGTGTCGGTCGGGTCGTTGTTCATGTCCACGACGGAAACCACGGTGTCGGCCCACTGCTCGAACGGAACAGAGGTAGCGCCGATTTGGCGGCAGCGCACGTAGGCGGCGTAGGCGTTGAGCTTCACCACCGCGTCCAACGCGCTGCCCCAGCCCTTCGCCTTCGCGTGGGTTTCCGCTTGGCAGCGCTGCCACATGGTCACGCAAACCTCGTCGGCGTGGCCGTCCAAGTAGGTGATACGGGTGTTCGGGGTCTTGGTCTCGTTGTTCATTTCGTTAATCTCCTGTCGTGATTCGGTTGATGATTTTCTGCACCGCGTCCGCGTAGAGTTGCGTCCACTGTGGTTCGGTGTTCTTAGCCGCCTTGTTGGCGAACATGGTTGCTTTGATGTTGTGCTTGGGCCAGCCGTAATTGATTACGCCCGCGTACTTCACCTTGCCGTTGTTGCCGGCGCGCACCACACCGGCCTTCTGTGTGGCACCCGCGCGTATCGATTTCGCGAGACGGCCCGAGCGTTGCGGGGCCAGTGCCTTGGCGGCTGGTGCCACGATTTGCGCGGCCTGTTCGTTGATGTCGCGCAAGTCCTTCAGGTCGGCACCGGCCTGTCTCAGGCCCTTGGCGAGCTGTGCCGCGCCCTTGAGCTGCAACTGGCTGTTGCCGCCAGAGGCTATGTCCGCCATGATTAGGAGTGGGACGAAGGCGTGTAGTCTACGGCTTTAACGTCGATGGCGACGAACGAAAAATCATTGCTGTTCTTCGTCTTCACGTCGCCGCCGAACTGGATGGACGCGATTACCACGTTGCCGGTGAGCTTCACGCTGCCCTCAAGGTTCGGCACCCACTCGAACGGCAGCGTCTTACCGCTGTTCTTCAGGCACCAGACCTGTAGGCCGTTCATGGAGAAGTCCTCTTTGATTGAACCGGTCAGCGCCCAAGTCTCGGTCTGCGAACCGCCCTCGGTGTGGCCGTCCAGAAAATTGTCGTTGTCCTCGGTATCGGTCGAGGGTTCCAACGCGGTGTTGATGACGTCCGCGCTGAAGTCCTGTTCGCTGCCCGACGCGCCGATTTTCAGACTGCCGGGGCCAAGCGTGCGTGTCTTTGCCATGATTGTGTTCCTTTCAGTTGATTTCGAGTGGGTTCAGGGTGATTTCGTAGGCCGCTAGGTTGCCGACACCCGCGAGACTGTAGGTGACGGGTTTAGCGGCCTTCATGTTCAGGTGGCGCTCATGCAAGCGCTCCAAGACGGGGATAATCAGGTCTAGGCTTTCGATCTGCGTGGCCGTGGTGCCCGCGATAAGGTTCACCGTCCACTCGGTGTTGACGAACTGCCAGCCTTCGTAGGTGATGTTCGGCGGGTCGATAAGCACCGCGACTTTGCCCGGCAGCGGGCGGGCTTCCTGAGCGTCGATGGTTACAACGGCCACGAGGTCGCCAATCATGTCGGTGAGCATGTCCATAAGCGCCTCACGTTCGCTGATAATCCGGCTCATGCAATCACCAGCCCGCCCGTGGGTACGCCAGCCGCGTTGAGCTTGGGCCACACGCTGCGCAACGGGTCGCTTGACACCCTGTAGGGTTCAAGCGAGCCGTCGCCAACGTCCATGACACCCAAGCGCGCGTCACGGCTGTTGTACAGGTCGGCGGCGCAACTCACGATGCAGTCGGCGCGAACTGCGGCGGAAACGTTCGCGCCGCCTATCGCGCTG